TCATTGCGCATCTGCTCTTGAAGGTCTTGCTGATTCTGAACCTTGTTTTGTTCATTCTGCTTCGTGTAGTCGTACACACGTCGAGCAATATCAACAACTTGATCCCATGTTTCAGCAGCCTCAACTTCGCGAACAATCTCGCGTTCAATGTCATTGAATTCAACAATGACATGCGAACCCATCTTGAAGCGCAGGTTGATGCGATCAATCAGATTGAGTTTGCTGAGGTCTTCGAGTTTCTTGATGCCGAAAAAGTCGCGCTCATACAATGAAGCATATGCACGCGCAAAAGACTTGGACAGTCCAGGGAACTTGCGCTTGACCAGTTTCTCAATGCGAGCATCTTCGATGACGTTCAAGAAATCTTTGAATTTCTTTTCCGTCGCAGCAACTTCATTATGCCAGCCCTGCTGCGGAGTGTTCAGAGCATGACCAACTTCGTGACCTGTGAGTAGATCATACAAGTCACCATCCATGTCCTTCCAGACAGGAAGAACCATCGTGCGATTCTTGAGGTCGAAATATGCTGTCTTGACGCTCTGGTGCGAGACTGTAATATTTTCGCTCGCCAAGAGTTTGGCGAGGATCGACTTGGAAGCCTGTAAATTCGTTTTCATACATCCATTCTGCTATAGAAAAGCCGAAAAGACAATACGAAAAAACTCTAATAAAATCAACAACTTACGCAGCGGTTAGTCTAGACATCTTTTTCAGGTTGGTTTTTACCTTTCTCTTGGCTTTTTCTAGGTTTATCGGACTAATTTTATCCGTATATACAATTCCATTCAAGTGGTCAATTTCATGCTGAACGCATACAGCAGTCAATCCATCTAACTGCTTCTCAAGAACTTCTCCATATGCTGCTTGAAATCTAACTTTGATATGATTTGAGCGATTGCATTTGATATACAAACCTGGATATGAAAGACACCCCTCTGAATATTGAGCAGGAACAAGACTACTTTCAATAATTTCTGGGTTAAACATCAACCATGCTTCACTGCCCATATTGATAACACAAACTCTGTCTTTAAGTCCAACTTGATTTGCTGACAAACCAAGACCACCATATGCGGTCATCGTCTCAACTAGTGAGTATGCAATGTATTCTGCTTCAGAACCTTTTCTGTTTTTAAAGTCCCATGGGATAGTTGGTTGACGTAGAATTGGATCGTAAAAATCGACAAGTTTAAGAACTTCATATTCAATTAAATTGCCATTTACATATTTTAAATTTCTTGCCATATTAAATCACCACTTGTGAGAAATTCTTTACTTTACCAAATCGAATTGTATGTTTGAACTTATCAACCATCTGATCAGTCTTGTGAGTGATCACAAAGATGTTTGTGTTCTCATTTAGCATATTTATCAACTTCATAAATTCTTCTGTGCCATTGATGTCAAGAGAACCATCAAAGACCTCGTCGAAGATGAGCAGATTCGTATTGACACTGTTCTTTAATTTGGCGACCGACCTCCATGTAAACAACAGTGCTAGATCAATACGTTTCTTTTCACCCTCTGAGAAGTTTTCATAACTGAAATCATCTCGGTGACGAGACTTGATGGTCTCCTTGAACTCCTCGTCAATGTTGAAGTTGACAAAGAAGTCCATCGCAGCCAAATACTTATTCACCAGTTTGTTTATAACTGGCACGTACTGCTTAATGATTTTCGACTTAATCCCGCCATCTTTAAGCAACTGCGCGACAATATCATAATGTTGTGTTTGTTCAGATACTTCTTTTCTTTTTTCGTTGAATGATTGTAATGCGTTGAGTAATTCTTTTGATTGCGCTTTAAACTCTTCACTCATCGCTGGTTTGTTTTCTATTTCCTCAATTTCTTTTTCAAGTTTTGCCACATACTTCCTAATCTGACTGCAAGAAGTGTTAATGCGCACAAGATCTTGTTCAAGAGACTTGAGTTCTTTTTGAGTTGTTTTGATGGTATTGATTCGCTGTAGAACGGCATCGCTTTCTTCCTTTAGTTTATTTAATCCTTCAGTTAGTTCTGTGATTTTAGAGTTGCACGTGTGTACTTTTTCTTCTTTGTTATTGATAGCCTGATCGCAGGTTGGACAAGTCGAATTTACAGAATAAAACTCGATATCTTTCTCGAGTTTCTGGATATTCCCTTCGATCTTGGCTTCAAGATTGTTTAGTTTACTAAATCTTTTGTTTGTAAATTCTTCATCTGAAGTTTGAAATATTAAATCGTCAATTTGTTTTTCTTTTTGTTTTGCTTCTGTTTCTAGCGCAGAAAATGTTGTTTTGTTTTCAACAATCTCTTGTTTCTTTGCTTCTACAATTTCCTTTGTATTTTTCTTCAATTCATCAAGATGCTTCTTGTGTAGATCAATCTTACCTTTGACTGCATCAATCTGAATCTTTAATCGTGATGCTTCTTCTTTGAGTGAGTTTGATTTTGTTTTCACAATCACATTCATTGCAGAGAAGATCTGAATATCAAGCAAATCTTCAATCACTGCTCGACGATCTGCCGCAGACAGTTGCATAAATGGAGTGAAGTTGGTTGAACCAAGGATAACAATTTGCGTAAAGGACTTGTAGTTCATCTTGAGAATAAGTTTCTCAAGATGATCTTGATAGTCTTTTGCTTTGGCATCTTGATTCAACAATTCACCATCACAATGAATCTCGAATAAATTTGGTTTGATGCCACGAATGATTTTATAATTTTTCTTGGCGATGTTAAATTCAATCTCAACGACACAATCTTTTTCATTGATTGAGTTCACAAGTTGCGGCTTGTTGATGTTTCGGAATGGTTTGCCAAACAAACCAAATGTGATGGCATCAAGAAAGGTAGACTTTCCTGCACCATTCTCACCAACAATTAGAGTTGTCGCGTTTTCATTCAGGGGAATTTCAGTGAAAACATTTCCTGTTGACAAGAAATTCTTATAACGGACAGATTTAAATATAATCAAGCAGACTCCATCGCAATCGCTTCGTTATATACATCTCGCAGAACGCCTTTAATTTTATCGGATTCCACAGGTAAAGACAACCCATCAACATACTTATTCAAAATTGTCATTGTGTCCTCTGCCTGATTGATATCAACATCAACCTCTTCTGTGATCTCTGTAAAATCTTCAACAACAGAAACTTCGATTGGAGAGACCTTTGCTAAATGATCAAGCAATGTGTCAAGCAAAAATGCATTACCTTTCTTTTCAACGACAATCTTTACATACTTTCCAGAGTAGCATGAATAATCCTGCTCTACAATGTTATTGTAAAACAATTCATCATCATTGTATTTCATCTTATAGAACATTCGATAAGGATTTGAGATGAATTGTAATTCACGTGTTTCGGTGTCGAAGATATGAAAACCTCGTTCATCATCGTAATCTGCCCAAGTCATTTCACCTGGAGTGCCAACATAGATGATGCTGCCATTGTTGCTTTTATGATGAAAATGTCCAGACAAAACAAGATCGTACTTTGATAGCACAGAAGCATCCATGCCTTCGTGGCAGACATTGCCACGATCCATTTCAAACCCTTGCAGTTCGAAATGACCAAAACAAACATGATTGGTGCTTTTCTTAATAAAATCTAGAACTTCTGCTTCGTTGTCTTTGCAGATCCATGGGATAATATCGATCCCCCACTCATTATCAGACGATGGAGAATCATAAATGCAAATGTTTTCGTACTCCTGCAAAAGTAATTGCGGAGAATTTACTTCTAGTGTATTTTTATAGGTGATGTCGTGATTGCCAAGTAAAGTATAAAACTGAATGTTCTTCTCTTGCATTATATCAAAAAAATAACGACGGCAAAGAGCAAGAGACTGAAAAGAGATATACTTCCGACGATCAAATAAGTCACCCAACTGAAAGACGGTGGTAATTCCATGTTCTTGTAAATAAGGAAAAAAGACTTCCTTGTAAAATTTCCTGTACAAATTATGAAAGGCGATCGAGTCACCTCTCATCCCAAAATGAGTATCACCCAGAATTGCTATCTTCATCGACGAATTTCTCCAATCCTACTTTTTTCGCTTTCTTTTGGAGTCTTGCGTTTTCATAGTTTGAGATGAACTCTGAGATGTTTTCGTACAATTCGAATTGTCTAAAAGTACCATCTTCATTCTCATTGAGTTCGAACTCGTCGAGTATTCCAGCAGTTTCAGTTGATTTGTATTTAACATATAATTGCTTTTTCTCTTTTTGAATGCGACGTAAGAATGCATAATATACTATTTGAGTGAAATAGGCAAATGGATTGCTTGATTTCGCGGGGTCAAAATTGTCAACGTACATAACACAATTTTCAATCGCATCCGCGACCATTTCGTCTCGAAAAGTATAAGATAAAAAGTTTGGTTTGTGTGAAAGATTCTCAGCAATCTTCATAAAACATTCAGCCACATATCTTGGGATTTGTGGCTTTGGTTCTCCAAGACGTTTTGCTTTGCGTATTGCTGTGCGATACGCAGTCATTTCACGAAGAAAATCTTTGTTATTGATATAGTGATTTTTTGCCATAAATTTAGTGTACTGGTTTGTCCTTTTTAGTTGCTAATGCTTCTAGAATTGATACGACTTTATCTTCTAATTCACTTGGATCTGCTTTTGTTCTTTTCTTTTCTGGGTTTTTTAAATTATGGATGTTATTGTAAAAGAAATCACTGACATACTCATACTGCTCATGAAATTCTGGTTTGACAGGCGTCACAAACATGATGTCTTCTGTAGGAATTTCAATCTCTCTAATTTCAATAACTGACTGTGGGAGATATTCCTGCATAGCAAGGACTTGCCTTCCTTCTTCAAAGTAGGTTTCAATTTCAATTCGTAGCGGCGTTTCAATCACAATACATTCTTCTTTGTAAGAAACGTAACCAACCAGATCGTCTACACTGTTTTTAAGACGAACAAATTTTAATTCTTTTGGTTCTGTCATTAGTTTATCCTTACATTGTTGGATGTGAATGGAAACTTTTCTTCACTGTATATCTTCACTCTTTCCTCATAATGTTTCAATGTAAAATTGGTATATGGTCCATAACGTAAATCATCAGCAATATCGTACAACGTTGCTGCTTCTTTGTTTTCACCTAGACGCAGTCCACGACCAATAGACTGTAATGCTCGAATCTTACTCTTTGTTGGAGAGGAGAATATAATATTATGTAGGTTGCGGATGTTTACACCAGTCGAAAACGTTCCGTAACTTGCCACAATGATCGCGTCGTTTTCTTTTTCAGTGATATGCCTCACTGCTTCACGATCTTCTGCCTCAACCCCACCATGAATAAAAAAGATTTTTCGATTCTTATCTAAATTTGTTAAGAAGTCGTAGAGAATTCTACCATGTTTTTCGACATAAGTAAATAAAATTAGAGTATTTCCTTTTAGATTAATCGCAAGATCAGTGATAAACTTATTACGACCTTCATGTTGCGTCAGGAAATTCATCTCATCAGGGTATGTAAATCCTTTGACTGACTTACAAACAGTTTCTGGGTATTTCAACACAATACACTTAATGCTGAAGTTGGCTAATTGCTTGCGCTCAATCAGTTCCTTTGTAGAAATAACTTTGAACGTCGGACCGAACAATCCTTCAAGAACGAGTTTGTTTACTTTGCTGTCATCCAATGTGCCTGTTGTGCCAATACGCACATCGCAGTTAACCAACTTTGTCATGATAGATGTGAGAGACTTTGCTTTAAATGTGTGTGCTTCGTCGCCGATGATAAAATCAAACTGCGCAAAATATTTCTTTGGCATCTCGTAAATACTTTGCCAAGTAGAAATGATTAAATCGCTTTCTGGAATTTTACTCTCGCCACCATAAATCTTTTGGCAATATTTGTCTACATCCCATCCATTATTGGATGAGTAGTTCTTGAAGTCAGAATGCATCTGTGTAACCAGATTAATCGTAGGAACAATCAATAATCCGCGCTTCTTACCTGTGTTCAACAGGTGGCGAATCATCAAATAGATGATGAGTGATTTGCCCGACGCTGTTGGTGAAACGAGTACAGATCTCTTTTTCGTAAGTCCGACGCTAGATGCAAGATACTGATAATCTCGTGGCTCCATGGGGAGCGAAAGAGCACTCGCAAGATTTTTCGTGTCGATCGGATAGACTTCCTTGTCTTCTTCGTATTCATATGAATAATTCCTCATTTTGCAGAATTCTCGAACATATTTTTCGAGACCTGCATAAATTTGTTTGGTGCGTAGATTTAGGAGACGGATCTTACCGTCCCAATATTTATTTTTAAATGCTGGTGAAAATTGGTATCCAGGAGTTGAGAATGTAAAAAATTCTGACATCTCTTTAAGAATACCATCATCAGCATTCACTTGAATGTAGATGTTATTAACTTGTTCGACTTTAACATCACACATCAACGAGCACCTTGAATGAATTTCTCCCAATCCATATAAGCGCGTAACTGATATGTTCTGGCTTGCAATTCTTTCATCACATATTCACAGAACTTCGCTGATTCTTCGTGATATGATTTTTTGCGTTTGAGTTTGTTTAGATCATCATCACCATCAAGATATACGGAAATATCAGACTTGAGTGTAAAACGAAATGGCTCCCAACCAAGTTTGTCTAATTCTTCTTGATCAAGTTTGCCCGTGTAGTACATCCATTTAAGTTTTTTAACTCTATCATATTCAAGGGTTACTCGCTTCGCTGACAAATTGTGTAGCGACAAGTATTTGTTATACTTGTTATGAAGTAATGGAATACGGAGAATTTCTTTTCCTGGTTCTGTGGAATCAACATCGCTGTCTCTTTCCCACTGTTCCATGATTGATTCAAGAGGGGGTGTTTCGATTTTCATATAGAAAGAAAACAATTACTGGGATATATAATTTACCCCAAATCAATGAAAAAGACAAGCATTACAAAAGTTGTTCTTTGGATAGTTCTTCAGTATAATGAGTATGTCTGGTTTGATCGGGACACTCAAATTAACTCTATATCATAATAAGAGAAACGGAATGTCGCGTCGCTGACAATTGTATTCTCGGCTGAATCAGTTGAGTTAAACAAAATAGAACCAAGATTAACAGGAAACATGTCAATCAATTTAACGCGAAATTGTGCATTGTTTTGGTTTGAAAAGATTGTCATGTAAGCATCAGAATATGCTGGAATATTTTTTGAGAATGTTGGAAGTGTTGATCCTGGAAATCGCTTAGACAAATTTTTGTATTCATCGAAATTTGTTGGGAATGTAATTCCTCTCATCCAATCATGAATCTCTCGCCAGCTGCGCAAATCTTCATCAACAAGAAACGTAACATTAAATGTATCATACATCAGTTTCTCGCCTGGATGATACAATTCTACGAATGGCGTATATCTTGGAACCTCAGTAAGAGAAACTCCTGGAAGATTTGCAGATTGACAGAAGTAAGTTACTGCAGGAAGACGATCAAACACCAATCGGAATTTGGTGCTTTGTAATAAACTTAGATTGCTTGGATTGCGTGTGAGTGCTGTCATTTCAGTTTCCTATATCACCCATTTTATTTAGGGAAATAAAAAGGGGGAGCATTTCTGCTCCCCCCGAGTCACATTGCCTTATTATTTTTATAAGTTTGGCAAATTATTGATTTACGTTGAGGATCTCAAACTTACGGTAGTATACGTTCGTGTTCGTGGTGATTGCACCAGCGAGTGAAGTATTTGTACCACCAGCGAATGGATTTGAAACCATGCCGTAGCGTGTCTTAAATCCAACCTTTGGTTGATAGTTGTCTGGATCAATTGCACGGACCATCTGTAGTGGTACATATGGGCAGTAGAACAATCCAGCGTCATAAGGAGATGAACCCTTATAACCAACAACAGCGTAGTCATATCCTGCGACAGAATATGGATCAACGTAGACCTTCAAGCGTCCGAATAGCGTACCTGCGAAGGTGTTGCCTGTGTCGTCAACTGTTAGGTTTGTGTTGTTTGAGAGAGCTGAGTTGTAGTCAAGAAGACCTGTCATTGCTAGGGCTGATGCAACATCGGTTGAAACGATGAGGATATTTCCCTTGCCGCGACGTGTGTCCTTGGCAATCTTGTTAGCAGCTTGTTCAATACGGAAGAGAAGTGACTTGTACTTCTCAACCTGCCAACGTCCACTTGTGTCTGCATTGCTTGACAAGTTGAATGATGGGTTTGATACTGAAGTGATACCAACGTTTGCTGTTGCATAGACTGTACGAACAACTTCGCGGTTGATTTCTGCAAGAATTTCTGTTGACAAAATGTTTGTCAATTCTGTTTCTGCGTCTAGACCGTGAATTGCCTTGAGGTCTTGTGCAAGTTCCATTGTGTAGGATGCTTGTAGACCGCGTGTCTTTGCTGTGACAGATACGCGCTCGATTGAGAACGCCATATTTGCCATGTTTAGTGTTTCAGCTGTTGCAGTTGCGATACCTACGCCAGTGTTGCCTGTTGTCCATGCAGCCAAGTTGGCTGTAAGTGTGGCTTCAATGTGTGAGGTGTTTGCTGCTGTACCAGCGAATGTTGTGTTGGCTTCGTTGTAGAATGCTTCTGCACCGTTCATAGCACCATAGCGCGAGCGCATTGCAAAGATAAGTCCTGTTGGACCTGTCATTGGCTGCACACCGCAGATGTCATATGCCATTAGGTTTGGAAGTGCGCGACGGACCAATCCGATTA